TGATGTTGTATTTGTAAACAATACATATAAGACTCCAGGTACTCATTATGTTGAGTCAGTCTATTCAGATACTACTACTAAATACAAATTAACATTCACCACTGCATTAGCTAATAACGATGTGGTTAGAACATATGCCAAAGGTTTGTTTACTAATGCAGATGGTTTCTTATCAGATAAGAAATTTTTACAGGACTCTTATTACTATCAGCAGTTCTCATACGTATTAAAGACTGGTAAGAACGTAGCCGATTGGAAGAATGCATTTACAAGATTAGTTCACCCTGCAGGATTTAAGTTCTTTGGCGAGATTGTTATATTAGTTCAGTTACTTAATCAAGGTAATAACCAAGCACAGCTTGGTAATCAATTACCTGTTGGTGAAATTGCGTACAACATTGGTGCATTCCAAGTTGGACCAGCAGTATTTAACAGTCACATATTAGAAAAATCGTATACTCACTTTACTAATGGAAGTTCAGAGTTAGATAAGATAGGTATGCAAAACCATTGGGAGAATATGAAGTTCAGATATTTAGGTCCGAACTCAGATTTAGCACGATGGACAGTTCAAGATAGTATAAATAACAATATAAGTACACAATTTGGAATGGGTGGCGCTAGCTCACTCGTCATAACATAAGAGAGGAAATAAAATGGCAGCAATAATCACAAGTAAATTTAGACTGGATACAACGAATAAGTTCGTTAAGAGTCTTAGTGATAATCAATTCTATATGGCACTGGGAAGGCCAAACGCATGGGCGAACGACGCAGTTCCGACAACACCATACGAAAATGACTATACATCACACACTTTATGGGAAAATATGTTTGCCATGAAGAGAGTTGATGCTGCAGATATTGTTCATTGTTCCCCGAGAAACCTATGGGTTTCAGGTACTACATATATAGAATATGATGATCAAGATACAAACATAGAGAGCAAAGTATATTTCGTTATATCTGCAAACAATAACGTTTATATGTGTTTAAAATCTGGAGCAGGAGCTTCAACAACTAACCCGGATACAACAGGTGTTCAAACATCTGGTGTTATCAATCATAGTGGATCAGATGGTTATATATGGAAATACATGTATACAGTCCCAACAGCTGATGTAACTAAATTCTTAACAACATCATTTATACCGGTAAGATGTATTAAGGAAACACCTCCAGGTGGTTCTGATAGTGCATTAACAAATCAATTTAGTGTTCAAACAAATGCAATCGATGGTGCAATCTTTAACATGAAGGTTACAACTGCAGGAACTGGATACAGTTCAGCTCCTACGATAACTATTGCAGGTGATGGTGCAAGTGCTGCAGGTACGGCTACAGTTTCTGGTGGTGCAATCACTGGTATTGTAATGACTAACGTTGGTACAGGATACAGACACGCAGTTGTCACAATAAGTGGTGGCGGTGGTTCAGGTGGTGTAGTAAGACCAGTCATCGGCCCAGTCGGTGGATTTGGTAAAGATGCTACTAACGACTTACGTTCACACTATGTAACAATCAATACAGTGTTTACTGGAGATGAGTCAGGTACAATACCTGATAGTAACGACTTTAGACAAATAGCAGTTCTTAAGAATCCTATTGAGAAGGCAACTGAATCAGCAACTCTTTCAGCTTCTGGTTCAATGGTTGTAGGTAACTTCTATAAGATCTTAACAATAGGTAACTCATCAGATGCACATTGGGTAACAGCAGGTTCTAAATCTGGTAACCCAGTTGTTGGTGAAATATTTAAATCTATCGCTACAACATCATCTGGTTCAGGTACTATTGCACAAATTGCAGAAGCAAGTGCATATAATACATGTAAGAGTGTAACAATTCCTGCTTCATTAGCAAGTACATATGTTGCTGACTTTGCATTCGAAGCTCATACAAGTGGCACGGTTGGTGCTAAAGGTATAGTGGTAGAATATAATAACAGTACTGGTGTATTACATTATATACAAAACGAAACTACTGGATTCGGTGTAATCAATACAAACCACTTTACTCGTGCAACGGGTTCATCAGGTGCTGGTAATGACGTAACAGCAGTAGGCTCACCATTGATTAACCATCACTCAGGTGATGTAATGTTTATTGAGAATAGAACAGCAACAACTAGATCGGCGGGTCAAGTTGAAACAGTAAGATTAATAATCGCATTTTAAATAGGATAGAAACATGGCAATTTCATTTAATGTAACCCCATATTACGACGACTTTCTAACGGCCGGAGCTGATGGCTTAAGCCCTAAAGAAAAATATCAAAGAATATTATTTCGTCCAGGTAAGGCGGTACAAGCAAGAGAGTTAACGCAATTACAAACAGCGCTACAACATCAGATATCATCTCAAGGTGATCATTTATTTAAAGATGGTTCGGTTGTTGTCCCTGGTGCAGTTCACTTACACAACAAAATTGACTATGTTAAATTAGATTCTGTTAGTTCACAAGCTGATACGGTTGCTGAATTAGTTGGTACTGAATTTAGTGATGGTACTAATAAAGCAAAAGTTATTCATGCTGCTCTAGCTACTGGCTCTGATCCTATTACACTTTGGGTACAATACACATCAGGTACAGTATTTGCAGATAACGCATCGCTAACAGCAACAGGTAGTAAGACAGCTGAAGTGAAAGCATCTAGTGCAACTGGATTCGGTTCTCTTGTATCTATTGAAGATGGTATTTATTATATTAAGAAACATATGGTTGTGGCTAAGGCCAAGACTATTGTATTATCTAAGTATACATCAAGTGTATCATTTGATATTGGTTTATTAGTTACTGAAGCTTTAGTTAGTTCAGGTTCTGATGCATCACTAAATGATAATGCTGCAGGTACACCTAATGCTTCGGCTCCAGGTGCACATCGTTATTCTATTACAGCAGTACTAAGTACTCAGGCAGTGAATGCTACCTCAGGTAACTTTGTTCTTATTGCTCGATTAGAATCTGGTGTTATTACTAAGAATGCAAACAGCGCTGATTATAATGTTCTAGCTGATACACTAGCTCGTAGAACATTTGATGAATCAGGTAACTACTATGTTAACCCATTCAAAGCACTTATCAAAACACATCAGGCAGCAAGTCCTGATGCTACTAAATTAACTGTTGCAATTGAGCCTTCTAAAGCTTATGTAAGAGGTTATGAGATACAAACACTAGCAACTACTAATGTTGCATTTGACAAAGCAAGAACATCAGAATTAGTTACAGATAAACTAACAGAGATAACACATAATGCGTTTATCGAATGTACTAGTATGACTGGCGTACCTGATATTACTACATTCGGTAAAATAAGTATTGAGAATAATGCTGGTGGTGAGATTGGTACTTGTCGTGTTCGTTCAATCGAACGTGTAAGTGGTAATGGTGCATCTACTGCTTCACGATATAGATTACATATATTCGATTTCACTGGTACAATGACTGCTGCAAGAACATTAGATGATAAAGAAGGTACTGCATCAGGCACAACATTTACTGCAACGATAGCCGATCTTCCTTCTGACGTTGCCGTTGGCCCTGCTGCTACAGCATATAACCTTGGTAGTGATAGCTTAGTATATGATCTACCATACGAAAGAGTTAAATCGTGTGATAGCGTAGTTGACGAAAGTGCTACTGATGATTATAACTATAGATACGAAATTAACCGTATATTTACTGCAGCTACTGTATCAGGTTCTGGTACTGCTACATTTACTGCTGCATCTGCTAATGAGCAATTCGGTTCTAAAGGAGCAAACACAAACTGGATTCTAATTAACGATACTGACTCAACAGTCGGTGGTGAAGAAGTTGTTGTGGCTGACATTACAATTAATAATTCTGCAAATCCTCCAAGTGTTGTCATAGCTAACTTACCTTCATCAGCTAATGGTGATAGTGTAAGACTAATTGCACCTATTATTAAAACTGCAATTCATAAGACTAAAACATTAAGTTCAAACACTTCGGTAGCATTTAATGCTGGCGTAACTTGGACTGGTACTGGTCAAGCACTCGGTCATGCTGATATATATGAAATAGTTTCAATTGTAGAGACTTCAGGTTCTGCTGATGTTACAACTCATTTCTATTGTGATAAAGGTCAAACAGATACTAAGTACGGTTTAGGAAGAGTTAATCTTAAGACTACATCAAACTATACTGCAGCTGTAGCACTTACTGTTACATATAAGTACTTCTCACATTCTGCTGGTGATTTCTTTACTGTTGATTCATATACAGGTCAAGTTGATTACTCACTTATTCCATCAACACCTGATGGTCAAGAATTAAGATCAGCTGTTGACTTTAGACCACGTGAAAGTAATGCTGGTGGTAACTTTACTGGTACAGGTGCTCAAACAGCATTTGCTCCAAGAAGATTCTCACAGTTTGAAACTGATATTCAGTTCTACTTACCTAGAATGGATAAAGTCTTTTTAGATTCTTCAGGTAAATTCGGTGTTGTAAAAGGTGTTCCTGCGAGGATGCCAGAAGCTAGTCATTGTCCAAGTGATTCAATGCATCTATATACATTAAGCATACCTGCTTATACATTAACTACAGCTGAAGTTGGTGTTGAATTTATAGATCAACGTAGATACACAATGCGTGACATCGGTCGTCTTGATACAAGAATTGGTCAAGTAGAATACTATACTGCACTTAATTTCTTAGAGACTGAAGCACAGAACAGACAAATTTTAGATGCATCTAATAATCCAAGATGGAAAGCTGGTTACTTAGTAGACGGATTTGCGAATACTCGTATGTCTAAGTCTTGGTCACCAGAATATAGAGCATCTGTTGATATACCTAATCGTACACTAAGACCTGGATTTTCTCAAGGTAATGCTGCGATGTTACATCATGCATCATCTAGTACACAAAAAACAGGTGACTTAGTTACATTACCATATAGTACTACACCTATAATAAGTCAGACACAATACTCTGGCCAAATTAATGTTAACCCTTATAACGTATTCAACTGGACAGGTTCAATGGCTTTATCGCCATCGACTGACGAATGGATTGATATAGATCGTAGACCACAGGTTACCATCAACAATGATGGCGAATTTGATGCCATGGTTAATGCTCTACAGCCTCAATTAGGAACTGTATGGGGTGGATGGAAAACTCATTGGGCAGGCGGTGGTGGACATTGGGAAACTACTTATACTCCTGGAAAAATGGAAGGTCCAAGAAATTCATATAGAGGCAGAGGTTCTTTTTCAAGAAACTGGGTAGCTGGTAATCGTTACAGAGCTGGTAAGACAAGATCAGGTATTCAAACAACTATTGCAGTTGAAACTTCAAGAGTTAGTCAAGGTGATAGAGTTGTAGAAGTTAACTTTGTTCCATTCATGAGAACAAGACTTGTACACTTTAGTGCTACACGTATGAAACCTGCTACTACAGTTTTTGCATTCTTTGATGGTACTGCTGTAGCTGCGTTTGTTAATGAAGCTCAGCCAGGTTATACTCCTTTAGTAGGTCCGAATACTCAGACTGCTCACCCAAGTGGTGCAGGTGCATTAACAACAGATGCGAATGGTGCTATAACAGGTTCATTCTTAATACCTAATAACTCTGCATTGAATTTCACATGTGGTACAAAGGAATTTAAATTAACATCTTCTAGTGCAAACAACGATGCAATAACACATACATCAGCATTCGCAGATTATACTGCTGCTGGTATGATTGAAAGTAGAGAAGAAGTTATTCTATCAACTAGAACTCCTAGACTACAACGTCAAACTGTTGATTCTGGAGTTGTGTCATGGAGTGATCCATTAGCACAATCAGTATTACTTGATAAAGCTGCATTCATCAGTGGAATAGATATTTACTTTACTTCTAAAGATGCTGCTATACCGGTACAATTACAAATAAGAAGAATGGTTAATGGTTTCCCAACACAAGAGGTTCTACCATTCTCTGATGTTACACTTAATCCTGGATCAGTTAATATAGATGGTACAGCTACATCATTCACATTCCCA